ATAGATGAGGCCGCACAAATTACATCACTAGCATTCAGTATTGTTAAATCTCGTATTAGATATAAACTGAATGAGTATAATCTAATACCAAAGGTATTAATGACATGTAACCCCTCAAACAATTGGATTAAGAAGGACTTCTATCTACCATTCATACAGGAAAGGTTATCACAGAACCAAGTGTTCATTCCATCCTTACCTATGGACAACCCACACTTACCAGCATCTTATATTGAAATGTTAAAAGAATTACCTCCACAACAGAGAAAAAGATTGTTGGAAGGTGATTGGGATTATATGGATGATAGTGATAGTCTATTCAAGTTTGATGAGATTAGTAGTTGTATATATAAGTTTGAACCAAATCCACAAGAAAAGAAATATATGACGGTGGATGTAGCAAGGTTTGGTGATGACAGGTCCGTAGTAATGATTTGGGTGGGACTGGCGTTAATATCTTGTCACATCTATAGGAAAGTATCAACCACAGAATTATCGTCTGAAATTAAGGACTTAATGAAGTTTCACGGAATCCATCCACAACAAGTGATTATAGATAGTGATGGCGTAGGAGGCGGTGTTGCGGATCAAATCAAGGGTACAAACTTTGTCAATAATGGAAGACCATTACATGAACAAAACTTTACAAACCTAAAGAGTCAGTGTTATATTAAACTATCTGAGATGTTCAAAGAGGGGAAGATTAGTATTAACTTATTAGAACCATCAGTTGTGGAAGACTTAACACAGGAATTATTAGCAATAAAACTAAAAGATATAGATAAAGATAATAAGGTCGGTGTAATGAGTAAGGATGAGATGAAAAGGATACTTGGTAAATCTCCTGACTTAAGTGATGCACTAATGATGAGAATGTATCAAGAGATAAAAGCACATAAAACCACGGGTAGATATAGTATATCATTCGTGTAAAAAAATATACATATATATGGTAAAATTTAAAATTGATGGTGAACCATATTACATTCCTGATGTAATATCAATTGAAGACTATGTTAAGATATTCAAAGTCAAAGATTTATTTGACGAGGATTACTTTGCAGCAAAACTAATCAGTATTGTTTCAAATGCACCATTAAAAGATTTATTGGATGCAGGATTTAACGAGATTAACTATCTGGCTGCACATATTCTTTCTATCATACCAAAAGAGGGTGAAATAAAGTTTGTAGATAGATTTGAATTGAATGGTGTAAAGTATGGTTTCTTTCCCAATTGGAGAGAGTTAACATTTGCAGAGTTTGTGGATATGGATACCATTTCAACTAAGAAGACTGATGAGTTATTAGATTTATTACACATACTTGCAGCAATTATGTATAGACCAATTCTAAACGAAAGGTCAGAACATGATTACGATATTGAAATATATGATGTCAATACGATGAAGAAACGGTCAGAACTGTTTAAAAAAGAATTGGATGTGAAGTATATACTTGGAGCACAGTTTTTTTTTATCAAGTTCGCAAAGAGATTTTTAAGTTATTCCCCGCGGTCTTCGACACTGAAGATTGGGATATGGGACCAAATAAAAATGATATGGTTAATGTGGAGGATGATAATCAAAATGGGTTCAGTCAAGTCTTTGGGTGGTTTCTTGTCGTTAACAAAATCTCTGACAACGACTTTACAAAACACGAGTACATCTACAAAAAAAATGTCTTAGAGGTATTAAACCAATTGAACTATTTGGTACAGTGGGAAAGAGAACAAGAGAAGTTGATGAAGAAGATGCAAAATAAGATTTCATAATACAATACAAATAAATTTATATTTCTATATAGGATGACTAACTACAAACAAATAATACAAGACTTATCGGGGATGGCATATTACCATCCACAGATTAATTCATTTGGTTTTGGTGACATCACACAAATAACGATGGACATAGACACAAAGAAGGAACCCGTATATACAAAAATGTATGTGGTACCTGGTAATGTGAGATTGGACGAAAACAGATTGTTATATGACTTTTCCATCATCATCTTAGATAGAATTAATGAAGACTACTCCAATCAAAGAGATGTTATGTCTGATACCTTGGAGGTTGCAAAAGATATTTTTACAATTATATATCAATCTTATACCCCTCAATACGGAGACTTTAGTTTATTCTATACTCCTGAATGGGGTCCGAATGTTACACCTTTCTTGGAAAGGTTTGAAACGATACTTGGGGGTTGGACATTAAACATAACACTAGAACAACCATTCAATTATGATACATGTGTGTTACCTATTCAAGAAGGTTTCTCACTACCAGACTCAGTTAACCTCGTTAACTACAAACAGATTATAGAAGATTTAGAAGACTTTGCCAATAACCACGAACAAATTAACAGTTATGGTTATGGTGATTTGACCCAACTTACGATGAATATTGAAACAGAACAGGAACCAAGATATACAAGAATGTATGTTATACCTGGTGATGTTGTTCTTGCACAGAATGAACTAGTTACAAACTTTCAAATATTAATTGTAGATAGACTTAATAATGATTATTCCAACCAAAGAGATGTATTGAGTGATACTTTAGAAATAACTAAAGATATTATGACAACTCTATATTTATCAGAATATGAGAGTGTCTGGCCGTCAAGTGTTGAACCCATATTAGAAGAATATGAAACAATACTATGTGGTTGGGTAATGAACATTCAATTAACACAACCTTTCGATTATAACAGATGTGTTCTACCTGAAAGACCATTTACACAAGGTAAAAAGTGGTTTGAACTTGCAGAACTGTGGAACGAAATATCAAAGAGTTGGAATAATATATAAAACAAACATGAATCTTATAATATGGGTCAATTAACTAACCAATTTGTATCACAATCCTACCAAGGTTTATTAAACCTTCAGAATGCAAATTCAGGATTAACTATGAATCTTCAAACTGTCACAGATGGTTTGGGAACTAGTTCTCCTTTACAAATATCACAGACACAGGTAAACATATCTGGTTCTTTCTTAATAAATAATGTTCCAATTACAAATGGAACTTCAGGTACATCAGGTACTAGTGGTCAAGCAGGAAGTAGTGGAACATCCGGTACTTCAGGTGTTGGAGGTAGTTCAGGAACCTCAGGAACAAGTGGTGTCAGTGGGTCATCAGGTACTAGTGGAACCTCAGGTTCTTCAGGTTCATCAGGGACCAGTGGAATATCAGGAAGTTCAGGTACTAGTGGTACATCAGGACAATCAGGTTCAAGTGGTACTTCAGGTACTAGTGGATTAAGTGGTAGTTCAGGAACTAGTGGAACATCAGGTGTTGATGGTTCAAGTGGTACATCGGGTACTAGTGGAACTTCAGGAACATCTTTTAGATGGATGGGAGTTTATAGTCCATTTACTTCATATGTAATAAATGATGTTGTTAGTGCTAATGGTAGTTCATATATAAGTTTACAATCAAGTGTAGGTCAATTCCCACCAAGTAGTCCATCATTTTGGAGTTTAATGGCACAAGCAGGAACTAATGGTACAAGTGGAACCTCAGGGACTAGTGGTACGTCAGGTACTAGTGGTGATAGTATATTTGCACAAACAGGTTCAGTGTGGAACACAACAAGAAATGTTGGTATCACAGGTTCATTTGATGTACTTGGAAATACTATTTTAAGTGGTAACCTTGATGTTGATAGTATAAGCACCTTTGATGGTGACATGTTTGTTAAGTCAGGTTCACAACTTAATTTCAATATAGGTGATGGTAATGATGGTAGATATTATAGATTAGGTAGAAAAGTAAGTGGTGAATTTGGTATTGTAGAAGATCCTGGTAACTTCCACATATTAGATATTAGTTCAAGTTTTGCAACCTTATTACCACAAACATCATTTACAAATGGATTGATTGCAAGTGGTTCAAATACTGTAACAGGTTCATTAAACATTACAGGTTCATTAGATGTAAGAGGTGGAAAGGTAGATATACTTTCAAATAACACAACACTAAATCCTGATTTATATTTAACAAGTTCACTAGCAGGACAAACAAATTTAGTATTTGGATGGGGAGAGAATCCTTCTGCGGGTGGTGTTGGTGCAAACCAAGCAAACTATACAGGTTCATTAAGAATTACAGGTAGTAATAATATTGTTAATTTACCACAAATCAGAGCATCATTCTTTAATGCTGGTGCTGGTTCACAAGGTTATATTTCAGGTTCAAATAACTGGATTAATGGTAATGCTGCTGGTATATATTTGACCACTGGTTCGGTATTAATGCCGAAAACACAAGGTAACATAGTTAATCTTAACTCAAATATAGTATTAAACTTTACAACAAGTTCATTAGCAAGTCCTATGATTTCTAATAACTTAGTACTTGGTGGTGGTATGACTTTAAATCATCCTTCAGGTTCAGCAACATTATCAGCAAACATATTAACAGGACAGATAACATCAACACAAAATTTTGTAACGAATGTGGTTCCTTCTATTGCCACAAACAATATTATTGGACCAGTTATTTTAAATCATATTAGTAGTTCAATAAACTATCAAACAAATTATAATAACTCACCTATAACAATTAATAATCATGTAAGTTCAAGTGCAATTGCAAACAATAGTTTATCTGTTGGTGCAAACTTATTCTTAGGTGGTTCACTTGGTCAAGGACATAGTATTTTTGCTAGTGGTTCACAAAGTTCAAATGCAACAAGAAATATTACAGATAACTTAGTTGGTGGTAAAAATAATATTATTTCATCATCATTTGTATCATCATCAAACTCTAACTTGGTATCTACAATCATGTATGGTAACTCACTTGCGGTATCAGCATCACATACAGTTGGTACAAATGGTGGTTCAGCATTCTTTGGTAGATTTAACGCAACAGGTTCAAATCAGGAAGATGCACAACAAGTTGTTTTTGCTGTAGGTACAGGTACAGCAGTTGGAGCAAGAAAGACAGGTTTCTTAATTGATAGTGGTTCAAATACAAGAATATCAGGTTCCTTAGCAGTAAATGGTAATGCAACAATTACAGGTTCAGTTATCTTAAGTGGTTCACTGAATCCTGAGTTAATTGTAATTGGTGATGAAGTTATTAGTGGTTCATTATATATTCAATCAGGTTCAGCATTTCCTGAAGCTACAGGTAGTGCATTAGTTGCTTGGAATAGTACAACAGGACAAGTAACACAGACACCTTATAGTTCAGCGTTACCAGTATTGATGGCGGTAGGTGCGTTCTATTCAACTGGTTCATATACAGCAACAGCAAACGTAAGTGGTTCATTCTTATTTGACACATCATTAAACGTAAACTCAATTTACATTAATGGTAGTGGAACACATATTGTTGTTGATAGAACTGGTACATATAACATACAATTTTCAATTCAAGTTGATAATGGTGCGGGTGAGGCGAATGTTGCAGTATGGTTAAAGAAGAATGGTGTAAATGTGGCAGATACCGCAACACTTATAACAGTTGCATCTAATCATAAAGATTTATTAGCATTGAACTTATGGGATACATGTGTTGCAGGTGATTATTATGAAATAGCGTATCAATCAGATAGTAGTAATACAACATTTGCAACAGTGGCAGCATCAGGTAATATACCTCGTTCACCATCAATAATCTTAACGGTAAATCAAGTTAGATAAGATGGATTTAAATGTAATTGCACCAATAATAGAAGAAATAGTCAAAGAGAGTTTATCTGAAAAGGTATATCTCTTTGGTCGTTTTCAAAAAGGTTTGACTAGCCGTGTTGCAAGTGGAAAACTTAGAAATTCTATTAAGGCAGTTGTAAAAGGTAACAAACAAGGAGTTCAAGTAATACAGGTACAAGCGTTTGGTCAACCATTATCAAACACATATGCGTATTGGTTAGCTGAAGGTAGAAAGGGAAGTGGAAGATTTGCCAATATAGGTGCAATAGAAGAATGGATTAAAAATAAAAAGAGTTTTAAGATAAGAGATTTTAAGACAGGTAGATTTCTACCTAAAAACGATAAAAATATAAAAAGTACGGCATTTGTAGTTGCACGTTCAATAGGAAGATTTGGTTATCAAAACATACCAAAGAACTTTGTTGAAATATCTTACGATAAGATATTAAATGACAAGAGAATAATAGAACTATTGGAAGACCAATTATTTGATGATGTATTAAACTCATTAGAAGGATTATAACATGAATTTCGGATACCCAATACAATACGCGAATGGATTAAATAGTAATTCACAGATTAGAAGATCAACCGATATGGTTTACCAAAGAGGTGGTGAGTATCAGGTTGTGTTAACAGGTGATACATATATTCAATCTATGGAACTTAATGTGGATTTATATTCAGATGACAGAAAAGTTGGAAGAATGTCAATTATTCCATTTGATGTATCTGAAACAGGTTCAACATTTACATATAAATTTAACATAAGACCATATGATTACATGTCTAATTATGTTAAATCAGAACATTATACAAACTACTATTTAAATGATTGGTATAGTACAAATCAACTTATCAATTTTAATAATCCATATCCGAACTCAATTAAGGTTAATTTTAAGTATGGTTATAAGTTTATACAAAACTTAACTAACTTTTACGAACCATTAACAGGTAATACACCTACAAGAATTGATACCCCTGTTAAAAACGATTTTAACCACTATACAGACGTTCCTTTTTGTGCAACTAGTACAGGGTTCACCGCAAGTGGTTTCACCAATACAGGAAAGTATTTTGACTATGTAGGAGGAAGTTTCCAAATGGGTAGAGACAAATATTATCTACCAAACTTTGACCAAGAATTAGGTAGTGTTATTGGAACAGGATTTACAATCAATACACTTGATGTAAATAGAAGTTTATCTCCTATGTCACAATATTTGATGGATTACCCTACGTTACCTGAAATGAGTGAGACTGGTAGATTTTTAACTGATGCACCGAGGATTCAGACTATACAAGAACAAGAAAATTATGTATTATATTTCTTAAATGGTCAGACAGGAGATAGACAAGTAATTGAAGCTGACTTTGCGGTCTTTGAATTTTATGATGAGAATGATAATCAAATAACTTATTTTGAACAACAAGTTAATTTCAGTGGTACAACATATCAATCACCAACAGGATATACGGATACATTAAGAATATTCTCATTACCGTGTGGTCCAAAAGATATAACAAATATTTTTGCAACAGTGAATTGGGATAATGTGGCATATTATAGAGTTCAATTATTTTACGCTTTTCCAACTAATTCTGTAAACAGAGTTGGACTTGGTCCAATAGGTCCAGTATCAGAGATATTTTATTTTTATTTATATGATAATTGTAAACCTGAAGATACAAGACTAGTGTTCTTAAATGAAAGAGGTGGTTATGATTATTACACATTTACATCATATAGACAAGACACAAAGAAGATAACAAGACAAACCTATGACAATAGATATTATTCAACATCACAACAGTCACCTGATAGAAATTTAGGTAGAACTATAAAAACTTTTGATACAAATGTGGAAAGAGAATTTGTATTGGAAAGTGATTGGTTGAATGTATCATATGGTAATTGGTTGGAACAACTATTCATGTCACCACAAGTATATGAGATGAAAGAAGATTTCATATCACCTTTGGATAGACAAGATTATATTTATAAGGATTTAAGACCTATTCAAGTCCTATCAACTGAGGTTCAAACCATAACAAAACAACACCAAAAATTAAACAAGTATAGAATAACTTGTAAGTACGCAGATGGGTACTTTGTAAGTAAAGGTTTCTAATATGGCACAACAACAACAGACGGTACTTAGAGTACAAACAAATATACCACCTAATATTGATATTACAGGTTCAACAACCCTATTTGTTACACAACAAAGTAATGTTACTTATGGGGGTGCAGGTACACAAGTATTACCAATTACTGGTAGAACAACATCAACATTTGCACCAGAAGATTTATGGTATATTACTTTACAAGTAACAGGAGGTACAGGTACATTTTACTATACTATAGACATGTCACCATATACAGGAACTAACGTTGATTTATATGAATTATATAATATTAGATTTATTGTATCAAAACCTGATGGTTCCATAGAAGGTATGGGAGGATTTAGTGAATATGGTATATCTGACTTAGTTGGTTCCTTCGAAGTTAATGACGAAGATAGAATATTTATAGATGCAGGTATGGAAATACCAACAGGTGCAACTATGTCATTTTATGTTATACCTAATAATGAAACGACTATAGCACAACAATTAACATATGATACATTAGACTTATATTCAGATATACCGATTAAATTAAATAAATCATTTGCAGAGTTACAAGATATTGGTAAACGAAATTCAGATTATTCTGTAGGTTTATCTTTACCTGGTTCTAAAAAGAACAACGCATTCTTTGAAAGTTATTTTAATGTTGATACAGATTCATTATACTTTGATGTTACAAGGAGAGTTAATATTGATGTATTAATTAGTGATGAGAAGTATTTTACAGGTTACATGAGACTTAATAAGGTTTCTGTAATCAATTCCAAAGTTGAGTACGATGTTACATTATATTCAACTGTTGCAGACCTATATGGTAAGATGGGTAATAATCTATTGAAAGATTTGAATTATGATGATATGGATTGGCACTTCAATCATTATTTTAATTTATATGGTGTTGCATCAACTTGGAATCAAAATACATTACAAGGACCAAGAGTTATACCATCTTTATGGTTGTACCCTGTTGTTCATAGTGGTTATGAATATACAGGTGATACTGTTAACGTAAGTGGTGGAACCACAGAAAATCAAACAAGATTATATACATCAACTGTTGTAGGTACATTTACTGACTACAATCAGTTTATTTTATCGGGTGGAACAGAGTTTAGAATTAATTCACCAATCAATCCACTATTGGATAATCAGTTAAAACCTGCACTTAATATATATGCCTTAATTCAATTAATGTTTAAAACATATGGTTATACAATCAAATCAGATTTCTTTGAATCACCTTGGTTTAAATTGTTATACATGTATGGTTTCTATTCATTTGATGGAACCAAGTTTGGATTTAAGTCACCACAACCACAAACATTTACATCAGAAGGTGTAGAACTTAGATGGGTATTTAGAACAACTCCAACAAGACAGTGGACTGTTTATGTTGTTAAAAGAGGTACAGGTATCCCCGCATTTTGTAGTGAAGAAATTACAGGTAATTTAAGAGTAAGGAACTTACCGTTTACTAATGATTTTGATGATTATTCTTTTATAATTGCACCAGGTAGTACAGGTTACACAAGAAACTTAGTATCAAACCAAGTTTATAATGCATCAACCGCATCTGTACCAATATCAAGTCAACCAATATCATATACACCAAGACCAGCAAATACTAATACACCTTTTGTTGACGGTACATATGTAGATTTTAGTTTGGTTATAGATACGAATATTAAACAGATTGATATTCTATCATCACTTGCTAAGAAGTTTAATCTTGTTTTTATTCCTGATCCTGAAAATCCAAATCAGATGATTATTGAACCATATGATTATTATATTGGTACAGGTGTAATTCATGATTGGACAGACAAGTTATCGTTTGATAAAGGATTTACGGTACAACCCGCACTAAACTTTGTTGAGAGTGAATTACTTCTTACAGACCAAGAGGATGGTGATGAGGCAAACAAAACATATAAAGACAGAAATAAATTAATATATGGTCAAAATCTTGTATATAATGAGACCGATTTCAAATCACAATCAAAAAAGATTGATACCATATTCTCACCTGAAGTAATTCGTAAATGGGATGATAGAATTGGTATCCCGTTAGGTATCAATTATGCAGGACAATCAACCACACAAACATCAGGTAATTCTGAAAGAGTTATTTGGAAATATACAGGATTAAAACAAAAACCAAGATTAATATTCAATTTAGGAAACTTGTCACCTTTTTTAGATGAAGTAGGTGAGAGTTATAATTTCGGTAGTTCAGTTAGGGTTAATACGATGTTCTTTAGATTACAACCATCAAATGGTGTTAACCCTGGTGCACCTGCACCCGATGGTAGAACATATGCAATAGAAACTTTAGTTAATCCTGGTATATCACATACGATGCCGATAGGTAATAAAGATAGTAATAAGAATCAAGAAAGAGGTTTTAATAACGATAGTATATGTATATTATTTAATAGTGAAGAACCACAAGATATTGGTTTAGGTATCCCAACATTTAACGCATATACAGATAATGATGCATATAACTTATTTTATTCTAATAGAGTTAATAATTTATATAATAAAAATACAAGATTTTTAGATGGTCTATTCAATATTACATTAAGTGATATAAAAAATCTAAAACCTAATGATATCATTAAAATACAAGAACAATATTTCTATCTTAATAAGTTGGAAGGATTTGATTTAAGTAGTCCTGAACTTACTAAAGTTCAGTTGGTTCAAACAAACCTAACACCACAGAAATATCCTACAAGATACTTTAAATACAGATATTGTAATGAGTTAAATAATAGGACATTTAAATTTAGAACATTCTTTAATCCTGTTGAAAATACTGAAGGTCATGTATATTTTACTAATAGTGAAAGAGAAAATTCTATAAGAAGAACTTATTACTTCTGGTCAATTTATTATGATTATATGGTTGGAGTATTAGGTGGTAATGTAAGTAGTATCACATCATCATATATTCAACCTGGTTTTGGTGATACATGGGCATATACTATGACTGAAATAACCGAAGAAGAATATAACAATTCAAATTATTTATATTGGTATGAAGATGTTAATAATTTAATTTTTATTGATAGAGTTGATTTAGTTCCAAATTTAAATTTAGCAGGTTTTGCGTCTCAATCAACACAACCATTTTGGGTGTTCTCAAATAGTGGTGTTACTACAAATAAAGCATTCTTTAATGTGGCATCAGGATGTACTCAATTCCAAACATTCTGTAATCAGAATGCGGTAACATTATCACCAGCACCAGGTTCAACACCTGTATCACCATATACTACAGGAATTACCTTAAATATTACTGATACGGGATGGATTAAGTATGATACTGAAACTGAAACCAAATATAGATATTTTGGAAGTTTGGGTAACGCTGATATTCCTGATTGTGCAGATTGTTCAACCATAAGGGATGCGATCCCATTTGCAGACTTAGCAACTTGGACCGTTGTCGACTGTGGCAACACATGTTAGGATAAATTATATTTAATAATATGAGAGGAAGTATTTTAGTAAATTTTGATGAATTAGTTAATGACAGGGGAATTGATGCTTTTCAAGTTTTTGTCAATAGTGTAGCAAGAGATTATCAATTTACAGATATTAATAACTATTATTCAACTTTTGCGTTTGTTGGTGACATAGTTAGATTTTTAGTTTTATGTTCAGGTTCAACCCCTTCAGTAAATATTGTTAGAAAAGACTATACAACTGATGATGAAAATGGTGATTCAGGTATAAAATATACATCAATTACACCAACTTTTAATATAGTTTCAACAGATATTTATTCTTATACATTTACTGCATCTACAAGACCTGATGCATATAATTTTCATTATATAGTTGATATACAAACAACAACACCTACACCAACACCTACACCAACTATGACACCAACACCTTTACCGTGTTTTGATATTGGTACAGGATTTAATGATACACCTAGATCAATTTCAAGACAAAGTAACGGTAGATTAGTTATATCTGGTGATTTCATAACTTATAATTCTACATCATCTGATTATATAATTAGATTATATAGTGATGGTTTTATTGATACACCATATATCGGGAAAATTAGTTCAGGTGGTTTAAACGCATTACAATCAGATAATAAAATTATTGTTGGTGGTAGTTTTAATACACCATATAGAATAACTAGATTTAATTCTACAGGTACTACAATAGACAATACATTTATTACACCAACAGGTACAACAAACAGTATTGTATGTATAAAAGTTTTATCTGATGATAGTATAATGCTTGGTCTTTCAGTTGGAGCAATAACTAACGCATATGATGGACAAGGTTCAAAAGGTTTAGTTAAATTAAATTCTAATGGTTCAATAAATACATTATTCCCTAATGCATTTGAAGATGATGTATTAAGTATTGAAGAACAAACAGATGGTAAGTTAGTAATAGGTGGTAGATTTACAAATTTATATGCACCAGTACAAAATAGAATTGTTAGATTAAATACTGACTTTTCAATTGATACAGGTTTTACTATTGGAACAGGTTTTAACGGTTCTGTGAATGTTGTAAAATTACAGTCTGATGGTAAAATTTTATGTGGAGGTGAATTTACATCTTATGATGGTACAAGTAGAATAAGAATTTGTAGATTAAATACTAATGGTACACTTGATACTTCTTTCGTTCCATTTGAAGGTGGTTTAATATTAGGAGATGTTCATGATATTCTAATACAATCTGACGGAAAAATTATTCTTTTAGGGTCCTTTAGAGAAACTCCAAGTGGTACTACATTAAATGGAATTGTTAGATATAATTCTGATGGTAGTTTAGATAATACATTTAATATTGGTACAGGATTTAGTGGTGGTCCTGTTGTATTGTGTGGTCGTGGTTTAATTTTACCTGATGGTGATATAATTGTATTAGGAAATTTCACAGGTTATAATGGTTTGACATCAAATAGAATTATAAGACTAAATTCAAATGGTATAGAAGATAACTGTCCATAAAACACATATAAATTATGAGTAAAAAATATATAAGACAAATAATAAATCAAAATTTTGTTTACCCAAATAATGAGGTATCAGAATATGATATTGATATAATTCATGATATCAATAACAACTCTGTTAGTGGTGTGGTAAATTCATTTAGTGCAACTACTTTTACAACGAGTAATATAACTATAAATTGGAATATAACTTGGAACCTAAATGGTGCAGAACCTTGGATTAGAAACTCTAATTCATTAGGTATTGCGTCATTACACATGTTAGCACCAGGTCAAGATTATTATAAACCTTGGAGGGTAGTTAGTTCATTATCAAATGCCAATATTAATTTGACAACGTTAACAACTACAATAACTTCTGTTATTACACCATCACAAGTTGGTCTTACATCTTTTACCTCAGGAACATATTATTTTGAAGTTAGATTTATTGGTCATAGAAGTATATATCCTGTTTGTGTGAGTTTAGATTTAACACCAACAACACCTACTCCTACACCTACAACAACTCCAACATTTACACCAACACCGACAAGAACGCCTGATATAACTACAACACCAACACCTACTCCGACTCCAACATTTACACCTACACAAACCATTACACCTACATTAAATTGTGCAACTCTAAATTGGTCGTTTACTGAAAATAATGCACAGGGTACTATGGATTTATTTGTTAATGCTATAGTTGTTGAAAGTAGAAGTATAACATCTTCAGGAAATTATACAGTTTGCGTTGGTGATACAATAAATGTACAAGTATATTGTGATCAGTGTATAATTGAACCAAATTTATGTGCAAACGCATATTCAATATCTGATAAACCTGTTTTAACTGATGCTAATTGTAACTGTTCTGGTCCTACGAGTATATTAACATCAATATATACAGTTACAGCTGGTGATGTTGGAACGACAATAAATCTTTCAACATTTGCTACATGTAATGTTGGTTGTGTTTAAAATTTAAAATATGAATATAGAAAAAAATAATAAACCTGTTAAGGTAAAAAAAGTAAAATTAAATAAACCTGAATTGATTGTACCTGACTTTAGTTCTATTAAAATACTAAAAGGTAATAAACATCTGTTAGATCATTCATTTCATGTTATAAAATATACCTATTTAAATCTAATTTAATATGGCTAAAAAAGTTGAAATAGAAGCTGAAGTTAATGTTGAACCTTCGTTAAAAGCGTTAAGGGAATTAAAGAAACAATTAAAAGATACAGCAGCAGGTTCTGAGGATTTTAAGAAAATATCAAAACAAATCAAAGATGTTGAAGACGCTTTGGAAGAAAGTAAGGCAGGTGCAAAAGGATTTGTTGATATGTTAGAAGAGGCGCCAGGTCCTGTAGGTGGTCTTGCAAGAGGATTTAGACAATTAGAAATCAGTACCAAATCTTTTGGTGTTGCACTCAAAGCAACAGGTATTGGATTATTGGTTGCTGCTATAGGTGGTATAGCTGCAGCATTCTCACAGGTTGAAGGTGCGGGTAAGAAACTTGAACCATTAATGATTGGATTGGAAAAAATCTTTGGTGGTATTGTGGAAGTGTTTACACCTTTATTGGACATGTTTATTGAATTGGCACTAAAAGCATTACCATATATTACAAAAGGTATTGGTTCATTTTATTCAACATTAGTTAGTTTTTTCACATTAATCAAGGAAGTTGGAACAGGTGCGGGTAAAATATTGAAAGGTATTTTTACATTAGATTATAAAAGTTTACAAGAAGGTTATGACCAATTAAAAGGTTCTTTTGACAAGACAATTAAATCCTATACAGAAAGTATGGGTCGTTATGAGGCTGGTACTCAAAAAATGACCAAGACTGAAAAGGAAAATCTTAAAGAAAGAGAAGAAGCAAGAAAGGCTGCACTTGAAAAGAGAATGAAAGAGATGGAACAACAAGACAAACTTGATGCTGTTCGTCTTGAAAAAATGAAACAAGAGGCCTTAACACTTGCAGAAACAGAACAAGAAAAATTAGATATTGAAAAGAAGTTCTTTGATTTATCATATCAAGCACAATTAAAAGATATTGAGGATAAACAAAAACTTTATAAGAAAGATAGTGAGGAGTATAAAGCATTACAAATTACAAAAGAAGAGTTACAAAACTCATTCATAGAGAAGACAAGAGGTTTCAACGAGAAACAAAAAGAATTAGACATTAAGAAGAATAAAGAACTTCTTGATGAAGAGATTGCAGCACTCAACCTTAAGAAAGCAAAAGGTGAGGTTAAAGAAACTGAATATCAGGAAAGTTTGTACAACATCAATAAAAAGTACATGACTGATAAGAAGGATTTGGCACAGAATGAATTACAGTATCAACAGTTCTTAACAAATGAAAGAAAGAAACTTGCTGCAGAAGATAGAGCAACAATTAACTTAAACCTTCAAAATCAGATTGATAGTATTGATAGATTAAATGCATTACAAGAATTTGACTTTGCTGAGGATTTAAGAAGACTACAAGAGAAGAAAACATTAATAGAACAACAAGAAGCAAATGAACTTGCAAATACAGAATTAACTGAGTTTCAAAAGAATGAGATTAGGACAAAGTACTCTAAAATGAGAACTGACCTAATTGAAAAAGAAGTTGCAGTAGAAAGAGCTGCAGCAGAACAAAAGTTTCAAGTTCAAGCAACATACGCACAAGCGTTACAAGGTCTTGGTTCATTATTCCAAGATATTGCGGGTGAGAATAAGAAACTTGCAATCTTAGGTATTATAATTGAAAAGGCAGCAGCACTTGCATCTATTGCAATTAACGCTAAGAAAAACTTTATTAAAGATGGTGGTATTAAATCACCATTAGCGTGGGCTAACTTGGCGGTTGCAGGTGTATCAGCAGCTGCGGTAATTGTATCTGCAGTAAAAGGTATTGCAGCAATTAATCAGGCATCACAAGGTGGTGGTGGTGGAGGTGCTGAAGGTGGTGATTCAGGTCCAAATTCAGCTGCATCTCTTGGTAGAAACTATGAAGAGGGTGGTATGATTCAAGGACCGAGACATGCACAAGGTGGTGTAATGATTGAGGCTGAAGGTGGTGAAGCGGTAATGACAAGAGGTGCTGTAACTATGTTTGCACCATTATTATCTGCGATGAACCAAATGGGTGGTGGAACATCATTCGGTAATCAGTTATATATCAGACCTGATGCAGCTGCGGTATCTAAACCTCAACAAGACCAATCACCTATGATTATGAAGACATATGTGGTATCAAATGAATTAACAACAGAACAAGAAAAATTAGCAAGATTAAAAGATTTAAGTACCCTATAACATGAAAAAAGGTAATAACAATAGTCACAAAATAAAATTTGGTAAGAGAAAATCACAACCAAATGGTAAAAAATCTTATGGACCAAAAGAACAAAAACCTAAAAAGTATAGATCCCAAGGTCGATAACCAAATTTTTATATTTAATTATATATGAAGAAAGATAAAGTATATGAATTAAGAATTGACGAAGAGGATGATATATCGGGTATCGATAGTATATCTCTCGTTGATGACCCTGCAATTGAGGTAAATTGGATTGCGTTCAATAAGGTTAAGAGTCAAGATTTTCACATACCTGAAGGACAAGACCAAAAGTACCTACAATTTTTAAATGGTGTTGGACAATCAGAAGAAGAATTGTTCTCACAAGGTTGGGTATTGGATAAAGAAGACTTCGTGTCATCAAGTCCAAACGCACCATCTTTTGAAGATACTGATACCTATTTGGTAAGATATAAGTATGTATTAAATCCTGAGGCACCAGGTGCACCAATCAAAGATGCAACGAGAGAGTTTTGTAGAGACCTATTGAACAAGAACTTTGTTTATAGAGTAGAGGATATGGAAAGGATTGTTAACGATGAAGGTGACAGTGCTTTGGTATGGAGGGGTGGTTACAATTGTAGACATGTATGGAAGCAAATTCGTTATAAGAAAGATGTTACAATTGTAAACAAAGGTAGTATTACCAAAGGTAGAATTGATGGTCAGGAAAGTTATGATGTAATAGATTATCCTCAACCTGATACAAGAACATCAAACCCTTCTTTCTCAAAACAGAAATTTGAAGCAATTAATATATTTGGTTTTAAACCAAGATATTTTTACATGTGTCCTGGTGCAATAGAACTATTCAAACACCTCATTACTATGGAAATGGATGAGGATACTGTTGGAATGGTTAGAAGTGCTGCACAAGTAGCTGATAATGTCTTTAGATTAGAAGAAGAGGTTATCAAATCAGAAATAGCAACTCCTGAACAAGTAATGGAGGCATATTTCCTTATTGAAGATTTTAAGGATATTCTATACGAAATTGATGAGGAGGTTGGGATGATGCATGATGTATCATTTATGGATGGTCATCTTATGAAGATTAAAGAATATCTCAAAGAAGATATGGGATATGATGTTGGTGGTATTGGTGGTTATGTTGATCCTGGCATTAAGAAAAAGAAAAAGGATGTAATAGAAAAATCTATTGCATTTGAAACATATAATGATTATCCTGAAGCAGCAAAGAACAACGCTTGTAAGGTATTAAGATGGAGAGATGAACACGGCGATGAAGTACAAGGAATGACAAGAGTTGGTTGGACTCGTGCTAACCAATTGTGTAAGGGTGAGAACATCTCAGAATCAACAATTGCAAGAATGGCCGCATTCGCAAGACATAGAAGAAACTCTGAGGTTGCACCTGAATTTAAAGATACACCTTGGAAAGACAAAGGTTATGTTGCTTGGTTAGGATGGGGTGGAACAACAGGTGTTGAATGGGCCTCTCGTAAATTGGAGAGTATAAGAAACAACATGTCTAAACAAAAATTCCAAACTGATGAAGAAAAGAGAATTGTGTTTGGCCCTGCTATGATACCTGACATTAAGATTTTCCGTAAAGATATGTTAGGTAATCCATATTATGTGTTCTTCTCAGCTGAGACAATTAAGATGATTGCTGAGAAATACATGAGAAATAAGTACATCGATAATAATGACACCAACCATAATGGTAAGGCTGCATCAGATGTTTATGTTATTGAATCTTGGATTAAAGAAGATGAGAATGATAAGTCAACAAAGTATGGTTATGGTGATTTACCTGTAGGTACTTGGTTTGTAAGTATGAAAGTTCGTAATGATGAAGTATGGCAAAAAGTTAAGAAGGGTGAACTGAGAGGATTTAGTGTATCAGGATACTTTGAAGAGATTGCTGAGTTCGCAAGAGAACAGATGTTCTTACAACAAGTAGCTAAGATATTGAAGGGTGTCAAATAACATTTGAGAATATATATACATTTTTATATTTAATAATAAGAGAATAAACAAAAACAATTTAAAACTATGTCAAAAAATCCAAAAACAGCAATCCAAGAAATTAAAAAATTGATGGTGCAGTTTGGTTTTATATCTGACGAGTCTGTAATGGCCTCTTTCAAATTAGAAGATAATACTATTGTAGAAACTCCTGAACTTAAGGTTGGTAACAAAATCACCAAACTTAATGAAGAGTTTAATAGAGTTGCTTTAGAAAGTGGTAAATTCAGATTGGTAGAAAACTTCGAAGTAGAAGTAGTAGACGGTATAATCAAATCTGTAAAGGAGATTTTTGTTGATGCCAAATTGGTTGACGGAACTCAAATCAAAGTTGAAGGTGATAGTTTGATGGAAGGTGCTAAAGTTGTTGTAGTAACTGCCGAAGGAGAAATTCCTGCACCAGATGGTGTACATGAATTAGAAGACGGTACCAAGGTTGAAACCAAGGAAGGTGTTATTGCAAGAATCGAAGAAAAGGTTGAAGAAGCCGAAGGACCTGAAGTTGAAATAGAACTAGCAGACGAGATGGTAGAGGGACCAGCAGGTTCCGAAGTACAAGTTGAGACTCCTGACCCGATGGTAGAATTTGTCGCTTTAGTTAAAGATATGATGGAAAAAATATCTGAGAAAATGAAGTCGATGGAAGATAAGGTTGAAAAGATGAATGCAGAATTTAACTCATTCAAAAAAGAACCATCAGCAAAGAAGATTTCAGATGGTAAAACTGATTTCAATAAACATTTAAATTCAAGTGATGCATTAGACGCGAAAATCGCAGCAATTGCAGCATTAAGAAACAAATAAATTAAAAAATTAAAAAAATAAAAAAATGAAAATTTTAAAAAGAGAAAACTTTTCGTATGACGTAGCAACAATTGGTTCATATGTGGACCAAGTTGGTGGTGAGTTATTATCAAAAGCACTTATCGGTGCAACCACTCCAAAATACGTTAACGTAAAATTAGGTATCAAAGGAACACAAGCATTGAACCTATTAAATTCTAACATCGTGTTCCAAGCAGGTGAGTGCGGATGGGATCCTCCAACCGGTACTACAACTACTTTCACTCAAAGAAGTATTACAACTTGTGCTGAGAAATATAACGAAGCATTATGTTACCAAGAATTATTTGACACTTATCAGTCTATGTTGATGGCTCCAGGTCAAACTCAAGAGTCTGTACCGTTTGAGGAGCAAATTGCATCATTAAAAGTAAAACAAATTCAACAAAGAATTGAACAAAAATTATGGCAAGCAACTACAGGTGGTGGTGATTGTTTTAATGGTTTCAAAGCGTTAATCGTTACAGGTACAACAGGTGTAGGTAACTCAAGTGGTACTACATTCTCAAGTTCTGCAACTTACGGTCAAGCTGGTAACCCTATCACTGAGGTAGATAACTTAATCAATGCACTTTCTGATGACGCTATGTCTCGTGAAGATTTAAGAGTGTTCATGTCTTACGCAAACTTCCGTTTGTATGTACAGGCGTTAACAAGAGCTAACTTCTTCAGTAACTACATCGGTTCTTCTGAAATCACTGGTAATATGGAAGCTGTTCACCCTAACACAAACGTTAAGGTAATTCCTACAATCGGATTGAACGGTTCTAACAAAGTTACTATCGGACCAGCTGAGTATATGGTAGTAGGTTTTGACTTATTGTCTGACCACGAAAAATTAGTTATTTGGTACTCAAAAGATTTCGAT